CCATTGCCCAATACGGCAACATCTCGGACGCTATTGCCTACACCTACCAGCAAGAAGGCCACGCTTTTTATGTGCTGACCTTCCCTTCCGGCAACGCCACGTGGGTGTATGACGTAGCCACGCAAGCATGGCACGAACGCGCTGGCTTTGACAGCGGCGAATTTATGCGGCACCGCAGCAACTGCCAGTGCAACTTTGGCGGCAACATCATTGTTGGCGACTTTCAAAACGGCAACATCTACACGCTTGACTTGGATGTGTACGCTGACAACGGCGGCATCCAAAAATGGTTGCGGTCATGGCGGGCACTGCCTACTGGCCAAAACAACCTCAAGCGCACCGCGCAGCACAGCTTGCAATTGGACTGCGAAACTGGCGTTGGCTTGAATTTGTACCCTGCCTATGACAGTGAAAATATTGACACTGAGGCGGGGCTAGACCTCATAGCCGAATACGTGCAGACTTTTTTAGCCACGCAATCGGGCGACACATTGACCACCGAAGCGGGCGATGGTTTTGAGCCACTTGGGCAGTACGAGCTGTCAGATCAAGACATTAGCGGCTACAACTTGGTGACCAATTCTTATCTTGCCGCACCAGGCTACAACCCCGAAGTCATGCTGCGCTGGTCAGATGACGGCGGCCACACATATTCAAACGAACACTGGTCATCAATTGGCAAACTTGGCGCGTATGGGCACAGGACCTTTTGGCGGCGCTTGGGCATGACCCTAAAGCTGCGCGATAGGGTCTATGAACTTTCTGGCACTGATCCGGTAAAAATTGCCATCGTGGGCGCGGAATTGATCATAAGCCCGACGAATGCCTAACCTTAATACCCAGATCACGCCGCCTCGCGTGCCGCTTACTGACGAGCGCACGGGGGCAGTGTCGCGTGAGTGGTATCGGTGGCTTTACAACATTTACAACATTACGGGCGGGGCGCTTGGCATCACGCCAGTTATCAACGGTGGCACGGGTCTAGCTACTATCCCTACAAACGGCCAACTGCTGATTGGCAATGGCACAGGATATACCCTTAACACGCTTGGTTTTGGTGCAGGCATATCAGTCACCAACGGTTTAGGCACCGTTACGGTAGCCAACACGGGCGTGCTGTCCAACATCGCGGGCACCGGCATATCGGTGTCTAGCGCCACGGGCAACGTCACAATCGCCAACACGGGCGTGCTGTCGTTTGCAGGCGGCACTACGGGCCTAACCCCCGCAGCGGCCGCCACGGGCGCTGTGACGCTTGCAGGCACCTTGGCGACTACCAGCGGTGGAACGAATATAACTTCCTACGCTGTCGGCGACACCCTTTATGCTTCAGCAGTAAACACCTTGGCCAAGTTTACCAAGCCAACAGCGGTTGCCATTTACACGATGGACAGTTCTGGCGTTCCGGCTTGGAAAATCCCTCGGTATGGCGCGTTTTATGACACGACCAATCAGTCTGCTGCTGCCTTAACGCCTACCGCAATTACGTTTAACAGCACTCAAGTTTCATCTGGGATTGCAATTGGTAGCCCTACATCCAGAATCACGGTTGATACGGCTGGGCTGTACAACATCCAGTTCAGCATCCAGTTTTACAACACAGATGCGGCGGCTGACAATACTGTGGTCTGGCTGGTGGTAAACGGGTCAAATGTTGCAGCTTCGGCAAGCTGGGTCACCGTGCCAGGCAAGCACGCCGGTGGAGATGGCCAAGCGATGATGTCGTTGAACTTGTTTTATGAGTTTACCGCAGGCCAATATTTTCAACTGTATTGGATGAACACGGACGGCAACGCATCGTTGGAAACGCTTCCCGCCAGTGTTACGCCATCGTATCCTTTGTCCCCGTCAATCATTTTGACTGTTTCGGATAACATAAAAGCATGATTCAGCACCATTTCAGCGCAGGCGTCTACGCTAAAGAAACGCACATTCCAGCAGGGTATGTCTTGGTGCAACACGCCCACAAGCACGACCATCTGTCCATCTTGGCTAGCGGGTCTGTAGAATTGCTTGTGGATGGGGTTAAATCGGTCGTTGACGCCCCTGCTTGCCTGACTATTGCGGCGGGTAAGCATCACGGCGTAAAATCGCTCACAGACGTGGTTTGGTATTGCATTCACGCTACTGAATGCACAGACGTTGATGACGTAGATGAAATTTTAATTGTTGACGGCGACGTTAAAGAAGCTCAAAAATTGGCGCAATGCCTAGGGGAGAATTAATATGCCTTGGATGATGGCCGCCGCAGTTATCGGCAGTTCTTTAATTGGTGGCAGTTCAGCTAAAAGCGCCGCAAACGTGCAAGCCGGTGCGGCTGACCGTGCGGCTGAATTGCAACGCGAACAATTTGAGCGTCAGGTTGAATTGCAAAAGCCGTTCCGCGAGGCCGGTGTTCGTGCGTTGCCAGAATTGGAAGCGGCGTCTAGGTACACGCCGTTTAGCATGAAACAGTTTCGAGCAGACCCAGGCTACGGTTTTCGTTTGTCTGAAGGCCAAAAGGCACTTGAACGTCAATCTGCCGCACGTGGTGGGTTGATGTCTGGCGGCGCGTTAAAAGCGGCGGCGCGTTACGGCCAAGAGATGGGCAGCGCAGAGTACCTGAACGCTTTTAATCGATATCAGGCTGAAAATATGGCGCGGCTTAACCCGCTGCAATCTTTAGCCGGTGTGGCTCAAACCTCTACGGGCCAACTGGGCGCTGCGGGTCAGGCATATGCTTCTGGTGCTGGTGAAGCGATGGGTCAAGCCGCACAGGCCCGCGCCTCTGGCTACATGGGCGGGGCTAACGCTCTGTCACAGGGCTTGAGCAACTACATGGGTTACAGTCAAGGTCAAGACCGCAATGCTTTGATACAGCGGCAAATTGATACCCAAAAACCTTACAGTAATTATGGCGGTGGTGGGGGCGCTGCGGTTGGATATTCAAACCCATACGCAAGATTTTCTTACGGGTCAGACGCTTAAGGACTAATCATGGCACTTGTAAACCCTAACATTGCGATGAGTTTTCGCGGCGTAGAAATGCCGCAGCAAAACGCCCTAGCCGACTACGCCGCCATCCAACAAATTCAAAGCGGTCAACGTCAAGCTGAAGTCTCGCAGATGCAGCTTGAGTCCATGCGCCGCGATCAGGCTGCGCTGGCTAAGATGCAAGAAGCCATTGCTGCTAAAGGTGGCCCTGCCGATTTGGACGTAGCTGCGGATGAAATGATTAAGTCAAACATCCCTGAGTACTTTAAACAAGGCTTGGTTATCAAGCAGACGCTTGACAAGCAACGCCGGTTTGCCAAATTGCTTGGGCCTACTGGTGGCGCTGCGCCTGCCGCACCCGCAAGCGAAGCCTATCCAGGCTACAACGAGTCTATCGGCATGACCAACGCCCTTGCGCCAGCGCCTGCCGCGCCGGTCAATGCAATGGATGACATGCGTAGAAGAATTAATGAAGCCTATAAAATTGGCACACCAGAAGCATTGGCATTTGCCAAGGCGGGCGAAGAACGATTAAAGCCAACAACAGATGTGTCTTCTATGCAAGCGTTGGGATTTGCACCAACGCCAGAAGGTTATGCCAAATTTAGGGCTGCTCAACTTGCACCGCCACCGCCGTCAGATATTGCAAAATTGATAAGAGATCGTGATGCGTTGCCAAAAGGTAGCCCTGATCGAGCGTTGTATGACCGAGAGATTGCAGACCGTGGTGCTGTTGCTGAAAATGCGCGTAAGCGTTTGGCGTTTGACCAAAACAAATTTAACTGGGAAAAAGCTAACCCAGGCATGGAACTTAAAGAAGACGAAAACGGCGATCTTTATGGCATTAACAAGCGCACGCTGCAAGTGGTTCCCGTCAACATGGGTGGTGCTGCTCCAGCGGCTGCTCCGGCAGCGGGCGGTGCTGGCATGCCAGGCGCTCGGGTGCCTGCGCCTCAAGCGCCTCTGGCTGGCGCAACGCCTACCGCAGCTAAACAATTTCGTGGCAAGGGTCAAGGAATGACTGAGGGTGAGCGTAAAGCCTCAACACTGTTACAGCGTTTGCAATTTTCTGAAGGCCAATTGACTAAAGCCTTGGTAGATGATCCTGATGCGGCAAAACCTGGCGTATTTACATCAGCATTAGATGTGCTGTCTACGCCTTTGGCAAATACATTAACACCCGAAGCGCGGCAACGTGTTCAGTCTGCACAATTAGACATTCTTGATGCTGCATTGACTTTGGGAACTGGTGCAGCATATACAAAAGAACAACTTGAAGGCTATCGCAGTTCTTATTTCCCTGCAATTGGTGATGGGCCAACACAAGTAAAAGATAAAAAAGCACGTTTGCAAAACGTAATTTCTGCTGCAAAAATTGCTGCTGGAAAAGGAGCAAAATTAGTTCCAGACGCATCATCAGGCGCAAACGCAAACGATCCATTGGGACTCCTTGGAGGCAAATAAATGGCAACGCTTGCTGAATTCCGCGCACAGTACCCTCAGTACAACGAGGTGCCAGATGTCAAGTTGGCTGACTCGTTGCACCAAAAATTTTATTCGTCCATTCCAAAAATGGACTTTTACAAGACCATTGGAATTGGTGCTGAAGCGCTAATACCAGGCGGCGAAGGCCGCATAACTGGCATCCCTCAACCAGAAGTCTCCATGCGTGACCGCATCATGGGCGTGATTGAAACGCCTGCGGCACTTGTTGGTGGCCTTGCTGGTGGCATAGCTGCACCAATTGCTGGAATATACGGCCAACTGACTAGCCCTGCGCCACAAGGATCGCCAGAAGCTAGGGCTGCGGGTGAGGCAATGGCGGCAAAGACTCGCGCTCAGTTCTACCAGCCCCGCACCGAAACTGCTAGAGACATTCTTGGCGCTGTTGGTAAAGTGACAGAGAATCTGCCTCCCGTGTTGGGGGGCAGTCTTGGCACATCGTTGAACGCTTTGGCTGTACCAGCCGTGCGGCAAACTGCGGCGGCTGTGCGGCCAGTAGTTTCTCAGGCTGTCGCACCAGTGCAAAATGTTTTAGCCAATGTGATGACTCGCAAGCAACCAGATATGGTGGGCATGGGCGCAGCTAGCACGGCAGAAGATTTGATGCGCCAGCAGCGCTTAGAGCAGTTTGGCATCCGTGCCACGGCTGGTGAGCGTGAGCGCAACTTGCAAAAGCAGCAGTTTGAGTCTGATGTTCAGCGTGGTGCGGTTACTGGCATTTCAGAGGATGCAAAGACTCAGTTGTCTGAGCAAATGCGAAGATTTGAGGCTGGTAAGAAACAAGACATTGTTCGCAATTTTGAGCGCATGACGGCTGAGACTGGCGCTGAAGTTGCTGATCCAACCCAATTGCGTGCTGTTGGCAAGATTGTTGACAAAGCCTTAAATGACGAGTACACCAAAAAGTTTGATGCTTACAAGGCACTGTATGCCAAGGCGGATAACGCTGGTGAAACTTTGCAGCCGGTATCGTATCAAAGTTTGTTGGACTACATCAACACCAAGACGCCTACGGCCCGAGGCAAACTTGACCCAATTTTAGATTCAGTGGCTGAATCGTTGGCGATGAATGACCCTAACAAAACTGGCAGCATCACCGTGCGGGCGCTTGAGGACATTTATCAGCAGATCGGCAAAGTTAAAGGTTCGCCAAGCGCACCAGAGATGAAGCAAATAATCACCCAGATGGGTGAGGGTGCTGGCGGTGAGTTGTACCAAGCGGCCAGAGCATCACGCAAGCAACTGGCTAAAGAGTTTGAGGATGTGTCTCGGGTTGACAAGTTGCTTGGCACCAAGGCCGGTTACGCTGACCGCAGGGTTGCGCTTGATGATGTGTTTAAGCATGTGGTGCTTGACGGCTCGCTAGAGGAAATGCGAACGGTCACCACCTTGCTGAAAAAAGCTGGCCCAGAAGGTCGTAAAGCCTATACAGAACTGCAAGGTCAAACCATTCAGCAGATGAAAGAAATGCTCACCAAGGGTGATCAGATGTCTTTCAAGAACCTGAACACATTCATCAATCAGTTGGACAATGAGGGCAAGCTAGACTATATGTTTGGCAAAACTGGTCGCAATCAAATTACTGATTTGCGGGATGCCATCAAGGATGTGGTGGTCAAAGAACCTGGCGCTGTAAATTATCCAAACACCGCAGGTGTTGTGCTTCGGGGCTTGGAAATTTTGCAAAAATCGCCAATTAAAATACCTTTGACTCAAACAGCAGCGGAATTTGCCCGTACACGCCAAGTCAAAAAACAGGTTGAAAAAGCCTTGGAGCAGCCTAACCAGTTAGCGCCAACGCAACAAAATCAAAACGCAATGAGGCGCTAAATGGACTACCAAGTCTTGTTCAACGGCGCGGTTGTTCTGGCGTCTTTCTTTGGCGGGTGGACGCTCAACACCATCACCAAATCGCTGGAGCGCCTAGACGCCGATGTGCGGGCGTTGCCCACCAGCTATGTGGCCCGCAACGACTACCGCGAAGACGCCCGCGAGATCAAAGACATGCTCAACAAAATCTTTGATAAGCTGGAAAATAAAGTTGACAAATGATCGACCCCATAAGTGCTTTAGCAGGCATACAGGCAGCAGTCGCGCTGATCAAGAAGGTCAGCAAGACCGTTGATGACGTTTCGTCTCTTGGGCCGGTGCTGGGCAAGTACTTTGACGCCAAGTCCACAGCCACCAAAGCTGTCGTTCAGGCCAAGAAGTCCAAGTCTTCGATGGGCACGGCCATCCAGATCGAGATGGCACTGGATCAGGCCAAGCGCTTTGAGGACGAGTTGCAACTGCTGTTCATGCAGTCCGGCAAGATTGACGTCTGGAACAAGATCAAGTCAAGAGCAGCGGCGATGGATGTTGAGTCTGCCCATGATGCCCGCAGAGAAAAAGAAGCCGCAGCCAAGCACAAAAAAGAAATGGATGAGGTCATCACCATTGTCCTGATGCTCCTGATTTTCTTGCTGGTCTGTGGCGGTGTTGGCTGGATCGTCTACAAAGCTGTGCAAGAGTGCGGCGGTAAGTGCTGACCATGAGTGACGAGCGTTTAAACATCATTGACAAAGTGCTGGCCTATGTGTCCAGTCCGTTCCGTCTGTTTGCAATGGTGCTGATGGCCGTGCTGACCTTCGCCGGTTATTTTGTATACACAAACCAAGAGTTGCTGATTGGCGCCTACAAGGAGTCCAAGAAGATTCCCAGCATCGCCGAAGACCGCGTAGAGGATGCGGCGGCCCACCTGTTCAAGCAGTCTGGTGCGCTGGTGGTGGCGGTCTTCAAAGTCAATAGCATGTTTGGCACTCGGGTTCTGTACCGCGCCTACGGAAAAAACGGCAGGGACAAGACAAACGATGGGCTGGATGTCGGCCTGTTCACCCAGAACGCTGCCAACAACGCCGATGTAGTCAAGCTGATGGCAAGCGAAATTCCCTGCGGAGAATACAAATCAGCACAGTCGGAGATGGGCTTGTGGTACATCGCCAAGGGCGTGGCCTACACTTGCCGCATCAGCGTGCCGCCGGAGCCTGGGCGCTTTGTCGGCCAGATCACGGTCGGATGGGCTACCCAACCAGAGGACATGGACAGCACCCGCGCCATGTTACAAATTGCAGCAACCATGTTATCAAGGAGTAAACAATGATTGGACTAGACGCACTTCTAAACGTGGGCGGTAAGCTCATCGACAAACTCATTCCTGACCCAGAAGCCAAGGCTCGGGCGCAGTTTGAACTGACCAAAATGGCGCAAGACGGTGAGTTAGCCAAGATGGCAAACGACACGGACTTGTACAAGACCGAGCAGAACAATCTGACTGACCGCCTGAAGTCAGACATGAGCAGCGACTCTTGGCTGTCCAAGAACATCAGGCCCATGACGCTGGTCGCCATCTTTATTGGCTACTTCGTGTTCGCCATGATGAGCGCCTTCAAACTGGACGCCAACGAAGTCTACGTCACCCTGCTGGGCCAGTGGGGCATGCTGGTGATGAGTTTCTACTTTGGTGGCCGCACGCTGGAAAAAATTATGGATATGAAAGCTAAGAAATGACACCACACTTCACCCTTGCGGAACTGACCGCCACCAGCCACCGCCAGTTCGACAACACGCCCAACGAGAAAGAACTCGCCAACTTGCAAAAGCTGGCTGAGTTCTTGGAGCAAGTCAAGACGCTGCTGGACGGCAAGCCAATTATGATTAACTCAGCATTCCGATCCAAGCAAGTCAACGACAGCGTAGGCAGCAAGGATACCAGCCAGCACCGCTTGGGCTACGCGGCTGACATCCGAGTGCCAGGCATGACGCCAGATCAAGTTGTACGGGCTTTGGTGGCGTCTGACCTACCATTTGACCAGGTTATCCGTGAGTTTGACGCTTGGACGCATGTCAGCATCAGCCCCTCACCGCGTCGTCAGGCGCTGATCATCGACCGGCAGGGAACTCGGCCTTTCGCATAAGCGCTCGGTACGCTTCAATGGCGTCTTTGAGGTCGCATTGAAGCTGCTGAATCCGGTCGTCTTGTTGGATCATCTTTGCGTTCGCTTCCTCGGCAAACTGTGCTAAGTTTTCTTGCGTCCAAGTTTTAAAGTTTGGCATTTCGTTTCTTGATTAGTCTGCTAATTACAGGTGCGCTGACATTAAATCGCCGCGCAATCTCTTTCATGTCTACGCCGGAATCGTACAAAGAATAGACTCGGCTAACCGAAATATCTTTCGGTGGTCTGCCAGCACCGGCTCTCTTGCCGCCGTGGGTCATGCGTTCTTCTCTTGAATGTCGTAGAACCAATCATCGCCAGCGCTCCACTTGCGCGTACCGTCAACGGTGTAAAAAAATCTAGACGCTTGGAAGTCGGGGAACTTTGTCTCGGCGGGGATCAGGCTCTGGTCGTACCACAAGCAGCGGTTGTTGGGCTGGCAAGCAAACTGGCCGTTATCCAACATGATCCAGTTAAAAGACTTGTGTTCCTCTGCCTGCTCTGTGAAGCCGGTGTCTAGCGCCATCTCATCAGCGCAGAAGTCTACGGTAAACATGTAGCGCCCAAAGTGCCACTGCTTGTCCTTACCCAAAAACTTCACGCCAAGGTTGCGTAGGCCGATCTTTTCTACGATGGTGAACCGATAGCCCATGCAGTCCCATAGCTGAAGCGTGTCAACGGGCAAATCTCCAGCCTCTGGGCGCCAAACATACGCATGGATGGGCAGCTTGTCGTAAAGCGCACCGTAGGCCGGCAACAGCGACTCTATCCGGAACACTTGACCGCGCAGCGCTTTTAGGCTGACCCAAATGGCAGGCTCTAACTCGTTGTGGCCCTTGGTGAAGTTGTACAAGAACTCGCGCTTGACAAAGCACTTGATTGGCGGCAGTGATGCAATGATGTAGCTCATATCAGTAAGCTCCAAACCCAGACGCCGGTGAAGAAGATTAGGATGCAGACCACGGCCAATGCTGCAAAGATGGCGGTCAGCATCACCGTCCCAACCGTGTGCCATGTGTCCGGCACAGGCTCAATGTCAACAAATATCGCAGGGTAGGGCTTGATCTTACGGACTTCAGCGTTGTCATAGTGACATTCCCATACACACTCAGGCAGATGTGGGCAGTCAACCCTGCCTGTATCGCAATAGCGGCGCGTCATGCTGTCTTCTCCTCAACTGGCGTCTGGTACGCCTTGAGGCGCTTGACGCGGTTCTTGTTGTAGGTCACCAGTGCCTGCGCGTACTCCACGCCAGTCTCAGCCCGCAGCAAAGCGTGTTCGGCTTCGGCCAGTTCGGCGGCAATGGCTTGGGCTGGCGTGATCACTTTGAAGATGTCTCGTATGTTCATGGTGTGCCTTACTTCACAAGGACATCAAAGTAAGCCAGCATCAGGACAACGCCTGAGCCGACAAGAACGACTGCGCCAATCACGCTCATCAATGAGCATCGGGCCTGATCCATGTTCTGCTGAGTAAAGTAGGTCTGTTTCATTTTGTTTTTTCCTTGGTTAATTTACTGACATATCCACGCACTTTGGCGGCGTGTTCTTGGGTGAGATAGAACTCAACTCTGGTTAGGCCAAGCGCCTTTCGGCGTTGGCGTAGGGCTTGGACTCGTTGGGTGGGGGTCATATTTTTCCGGCAGCTTTGGCTGCCTTTAATGCGTTAGCCGCACAAATTTCAGCGTGAATATGTTTAGTTCTGTTCCAGCCAATCTTTGAAAAGCCTGGCACTTTTTTGTCAGACCAATACTGAACAATGCTTGTATCAGCATTAGTCCGATATTTAAAAGTCTCGATTGGGCCAACTAATTCATATTCAAACCAAGTGATGTCTGTTGTTGTCATGTTGCTCTCCTGTTGTTGATGTCTCTACTATAACACTGTTTCCGGTAACGCAACAACTATTTAATCAGGACAAACCCTAACACCATCTTTTTAGCCTGATCAGCCCCCTTTGCCACAAAACAGGTGTAGCCACAGCCCTCCAGATAGGCAATCCAGTCCTTCTGCTCGGCGCTGAGACTGCCGCCCTTGACTCGTTTCATCTCCACCCACAAGCGCCAGTCTGGAATGAACAGGTCAGGCACGCCAGGCGATACGCCCTCGACCTTCAAGCGCCCTGCTGTCGCCATGCTTCTGGCCCCGCCATTTGGCACAGCAAAAATACGCACGCCCTTGTAGCCTTGGCGAAACCAGCGCACGAACTCGCGTTGTTCTTCATGCTCGGTGGGTATGCGGCCTAGAACGGGCATTCGGCCTCCCACTTGGCGCACTCGCCCACCGTGCTGGCGAACTCTGCTGGCGGCTGCATAAAAAACTCAACGCACAGGCCATCCACGCCGTAATGCTCACAGGTGTGGCAGCACCTCGGTGGGCCAGCGGCAAACCAGCGCTTGTAGTCAGTTACCAAATCCGGTTCAGGGTGTCTCATACCATCTCCTTCTCATTACTCTAAAAAATTTGCCATCGCGCTTGAACTCAATATGAATTGGTGGCTGCGCTTGGTTCATGTTCTGGGCCATCTCCTCCAACGACTTCACGTTAAGGCCACCACGCTCGATCTGAGCTTGTTCTGCTATATCTACGAGCTTTTGCAAAGCCATCTGACCAGCGTACCCGTCATGCGTAACGGCTAGGTACTCTGTAATGGCTGGGTCACTCAAGCCCCCGTAGTAAGTCACCGCCAGCATTTCTTTGCCTGATGCCTTGCTGATGTGCTTGCGCCATGTCCAGCTTGTCACATCCAGATCGGTGCCATCAAGCCCCATGATGTCATCGTCATGCAGTTTGAGTTTCTTTGGCTCTGGGGCTGGAAATGCATTCCCGCAAGCAGGGCAAACAGACGTTGATATGGCGCACAGCTCACCGCATTCGTCGCAGACCTTGACTGGTGCTTCGCCATTACCATCGCCGCCCTTTTTTGGGGGCTGGACAGCAGTAATCGGGCCGTGCGTAGACACCACGCCAGCAAAGTCCAGCACCAAGCAGTGATCGGTGTGGCTCTTGACCCGCATCCCGCGGCCAGCCATCTGGACATACAAACTAGCGCTCATGGTCGGGCGCAGCATGGCGATCAGGTCAATGTCGGGGTAGTCAAAGCCGGTGGTCAGCACATTGGCGTTGGTAAGCGCACGCAAGCGGCCAGCCTTGAAGTCGGCTAGCATTTTCTCGCGCTCCTTCTTTGGCGTCTCACCCGTCACGCACTCAGCAGCCACGCCATGCTGGCGCAAGACTTCTGCAATGTGCTGTGCATGTTTTACACCAGCGCAAAACACTAGCCACGCCTTGCGGTCACCAGCCAAGCCAACCACCTCGCGCACCACCTTCTGGTTCTGATCGTCGGTGTCCACCGCAGCTTGCAACTCAGACTCAATGAACTCGCCGCCACGCTTATGCACGCCAGTCACATCCAGTTTGGCCTTGGTGGTTTTGGAACGCAGGGTTGACAGATAGCCTTTGTAAATCAACTCCTCGATGCTGATAGGATTAATCAGCGCATCAAACAGCGCTGGCTTGTCAGTGATCAGGCCATGCCCCAGACGGTAAGGCGTGGCCGTCAAGCCCACCACCCGCAACTCAGGGTTGATGGCCTTAAGCTGCTCCAGCAACGTGCGGTAGCCGCCCTCGTCTTTGTGGTTGACCAAGTGGCACTCGTCAATAATCACCAGATCGGTGTGGCCTAGCTGCTTGGCTTTCGTCCGTACAGACTGGATGCCAGCAAAGGTGATCGGCTCACCCAAATCCTTGCGGCCAATGCTGGCGCTGTAAATGCCCATCGGAGCGCCAGGCCAGTGCTGGCGCATCTTCTCAGCGTTCTGCTCAATCAATTCCTTGACATGGGTAAGCATCAGCACCCGAGTCTCAGGCCAGTTCTGCAAAGCGTCCTTGCACAGCGCCGCCACAATGTGGCTCTTGCCCGATCCCGTTGGCAGCACTAGGCAAGGGTTGCCCTTGCCGCCCTCCTCAAACCATGCGTAGAGCTGGTCTATGGTGCGTTGTTGGTAGTCACGGAGCATCAGCCAACTATCCTTGCATCCCAAACCTGACGCATCTCAGCAATCAAAGGATCACCACTAGCACAAGCCTCGGCATTGGCCAGCAGTTCCGTGCTACCCCAGACGCCCTCTTGCGCTGGGTCACCGTTTGCCATGTTCACGCCATTGATCTCGTACACGGCAGTCCACTCGTCCGGCCCGTCCTTGCGTTGCCACGGCACTAAGTCTGGGTGTAGGACATGCGACTCGCAACCCTTGTGCTGTGCATCCACTGGGATCACATCGTTCCACTTAGCGCAGTGCCAAGTCGAGTCAGGCATTGGCGTGGCGTTGGCACAGGTACGGCAATTGACATGCTTGGTGGTCTTCGTTTCGTGGCAGAACTTGTACGCATCGCAGAACTTGCACTGATACCAGCTTGGGTCTGAACTAATTGGCTCAGGCATACGCTCGGCCAGTGCAATATAGTGACCTCGGCGCACCGCTTTTTCTGAAACCTCCTTGTCAAACTTCACGCGCTCGGTGTGGATGCGGTCATCGTCCTTGCAGATGGCGACATACAGCGCACGGTCAATGCCAGTGCCTTGCATGTACACCTGCATCTGGGTGAAGTGCTCAGGCTTGGCCTTCTCCACGCCATCCTTGAC